TTTATAATATTCATAAAGTCCATCAATTAGACGGCTGTTAAAATAATCAGTTAATTCTTTATTCACATCCCCATTTTTTTTAGTAAACGGATCCTTAGAAGTATCGAAATTTTGTTCAATTTCTGTGATGGCTTTATTAATATTTGCAATTTTAGTGTTAATAGCAAGTTTTAAACCTTCTTTATGTAGTTCTTTATTACTGTGACTTTGATCACAACAAAGTTCGGTTATTTTTTTTTGCATACTTTCAATTTTGGTTTTAAATTCTGCCGATTGTTTATCAAAACTAATACTAAAATCAAATATACTTAATATGTTATCCTCAACAGTAATTTTATTTATTTTTTCTTCATATCCAGGCGAAATAAACTTAGCACTAGCATTGTTCATATATATATAAATAATATTAATTAATTAATAATATTATTTATTTAAGATTTAAAATCTAGTAAGCAAAACCGATTGCTTAATTGGAGTAGGCAAGACCACCCATGCCACTCATGACACGAAGGACATTGTAGTTAGTGGCATAGACACGAACCTTGGCGGTGTTGGTACCGCTGACGGTAGAGTTAGAAAGGACAAGTTGAAGAGTAGCGTTGTCAATTCTGGAGAAATTGCAACTACCAGAAGGTTGGTGCTCCTCAGGGCGAAGGGCGAAGGAGTAAACGTTGATACCAGTATCAGGGGCACGTGTGTGAGCCTGGAAAGGTTGTACTTGGTCGAAGTAAGTACCCTCACGCTCAGAGAAGCGATCTTGGCCGTTAAGTTGAAGCTTGGCGACAACTACAGGGTTAAGACCCCAGCAATGCATGTCAAGGGCACTCTCGGCAAGGACGAAAGTTCCGGCATCGGAGACACCAGAGACGGCACTACCAGCAAACTCACCGTATCCAGTTCCGTCGGTGGGTGCTGCGGTATAACCTGAGGTGTTGGCGGTGTGGATATCAGCAGCTCCAGCATCGTTGAAAAGACCGGAAGCGTTGATGAAATTATTAGTACCTGTGATACCAGAATCACCACCGAAAGCATGAAGAGCGTTGGGAAGAGCATCAATAGCATCGGTGTAATTGAAAGGTTGGGCACCAAGAGCCTTGAAAAGAAGAGTACCGCCGGTGAGGGAAGCACAGTAATCGACGTTGGAATCAGGCTGGACAACCCAGATGAGCTCCTTACAGGGGTGATTGAAATTAAGACGGATCTTGTTGGAAGAAGAACCGACAGATTCATCACCTGTGAATTGGAGTTGCTCGATGAGGTACTCGTGAGGGTTTTGTGCCATTCTGCGACGCTCATCGGTGTCAAGGAAAACGTAGTCAACATAAAGAGAAGCGGCTACGAGGGATTGGTTGTAAGCACTTGTGGCTTGGGCAGAACCAGAATCCTTTTCCAAAGTGGAAACAGCCCACAAACATTCGTCGATGGGGCGAATGTCAAGGTTGATCTTGACCTCGTGATATTGAAGGGCAATAAGAGGAAGGGCAAGTCCGGGGTTGCGGCAGTACCAGAATTGGAAAGGCACATAAAGAGTTGTCTCAGGAAGAGCGTTACGGGGAGCGCATACCTGAGCAGGGGCGGAGGATCCACCACAGGGTCCATCGACAGCGGCGAACTCAGGATCGGTGATGTAGGTAAGTTGAGTAGTATTACCAATCATCTTGAAGTATCCACGTTGTTGCTCGGATGTCATGGTAAGTTGGTTCCAGATGTGCATCCAGTCGCCATATTGACGGTCGATGCGTTGTCCACCAATCTCGACCTCAACTTGAGCGATAAGTTGCTCTCCGGGGAAATCCAACCAACGGGCATGAGCAGCTTGGTCGGTACCGATCTCAGGAAGAGTGACCTGAAGATAAGTACGGTAAGCAAGATCACCATTTCTGGTGATTGTGCATGTTACACGACGGCCGAAATCAGCTTGACCGTTGAAAGTTTGCTCAATAGATTCCATTGAGAAGTTAGTGTATCTGCGATAAGTAACTTTCCAGAAAGTAATCTGAGGATTACCAGTAAGATATACGTCTTGTGCGCCATAGGCTACGAGTTGCATGAGACCACCACCCATATTATAATATAGCTAAAGATAAAAATATTTGTAGAAATAGCTTAATTAATTTAATTAAAATATTACTTGGTGAGAAAATTTCGAATATTTGCATTTGACTTTAAGAAGGTTTTAAGGTAAGCATCTTCAAAAATTTCTTTTTGATTGCCGTGTTTTTTTCTAAATATATAATTTTCATCTATTTTAGCAATTGTCCATCCACTATCTAATGCGTTAGAAATGAATACTAATTTAGCAAGTTTTTCTTCATCAACGATGTTATCCATACATTTTTTATAGAAAAGTATTGTAAGTTTTAAATGCAAAAACAAATATAAACATAAGAAATATATTAATATATGCCTAATTTCAAACCCAAGACAACGAAAAAAATTCGAGTTGATTATAGGTCGTCAATTACATTAGATGGTAAACATAATGATATACTAAATGAGATTCACACAAATGAGGTAGATGAATATCCAAAACTGTTAAATAAAAGGAAATGTCTGGAACAAAGATTAATAGCCGAAAAAACAATTTCAATAGACGAAAAATTAGATATTGAAGATAAAATAAAAGATATTAAATTGAGATTAAAAAATATAAAGGGTAAAAAAAAAGAGTACCTATTAGAAAATGCTAAAGATGTGTTTCAATATTTTGAGAATAAAAAAAATATAGGTAAAACTGAAAATAAAAGCACGATGTTGAATAGTTTTTTTAAGATTGATACATGTAGTGATTCCGAAAAAGACATCACTACTATAAACATAGTGAACTCGTATTTAAGTCGTATAAATTCTGAATTAATAGATGTAAATAATTTTGTAATACCCACACATATATGTGAATATTGCAATAAAGGTGAATTAGTGCCGATGGTAGAAGAGGGAATTTTAATATGTAATAAATGTGCAAAGAATAAACCATATTTAATTGAGAATGAGAAACCCTCATATAAGGAACCACCTAAAGAAGTATGTTTTTATGCATATAAAAGAATTAATCATTTTAGAGAGATATTGGCTCAATTCCAAGCAAAGGAAACAACCCAGATACCCGAGATGGTAATAGAAGATATAAAAAATCAAATTAAAAAAGAAAGAATATCAACATCAACTATAACAAATGCAAAGGCAAAAGAAATATTAAAGAAATTAGGATATAATAAATATTATGAACACATACCATTTATTAAAGATATAATAGGAATAAAACCTCCGGTAATGACACCAGAATTAGAGGATACGTTATGTAATTTATTTATGGATATTCAATCTCCATATGCGAAATATTGTCCTGATGATAGAGTGAATTTTTTAAATTATTATTATACTGTTTATAAATTATGTGAATTGTTAGGACAAGATCAATTTCTGCCCTATTTTCCGATGTTAAAAGATAGAGAGAAAAGAATAGAACAGGATAATATTTGGAAGAAAATATGTGATGAATTAGATTGGGCATTTATATCCACTATTTAGTTACCATTCAAATCCGGGGTCTACGTAATGATAATCATATGAACAACTATCCTCTTCATTATAATCGGTATGTGGTTCCTTTTCACCATAACAAATTTTTAGAAATTGTGGGTTATCATGAATACAACATTTCCAATCTTGAGGAACAAATTTATACGTATATTCAAATTCATGACAATAACTACAATCTCTGTTTCTGCGTAGGCGATGACAGTAACAATTGGGCATTATGTAAGTTTTATAAACATCCGCTTCATATGTTTCTTTTTTATTATAAAGATAAGCATAATATTCTTTTATTGCTTGATATGCCATATCATTTTTCAAGAATGATTGAATTATATTTAAAATCTCTTGGGGAAATTTATGAGGAATTACTTCCTGTACTATTAATAGTGGGGATGACATGTTTTTAAATAATAATTATATATAAAAAAAATCAATTTTTTATATATAAAAATAACAATTAGTTATGACAACTATCAGATTGTTTTATAAAATTGTATTTCAAGAGTTGATGAATACTTTCATGATGATTGTCTAGTATATTTTTGTGCTCCAAAAATTGATTTTGAAAATCATATAATTTACTATCGTGTTTGTCAATTCTCAAATTATGAAATATGGTTGACAAAGAAATTGTAAGTATAATAATAACCATAGATCGAATTGTAAATTTTTGGTTATCGTATTTATTATCCAACCACTCAATATCATATAAATCCGTCTTTAATTGAGAATATGCGTTGACAAATGGTTCTGTATGTATATTCCAATAGTTCATCAAAGTAAAATACATTATCTCATATTTAGCATCATCAGTATCAGAATGATCATTATCATCATCATTATCGGTATCAGAATCGTAAGATATATTTGCAGGATTGTTTGAAACGTCCATATCATTGTCATATATCAAATTTGCAGGATTATTTGAAACGTCCACATGATCCTCATGTGAAATATTTGCAGGATTGTATGAAACGTCCATATGTAAAATATGCAATATGTTTTTAAACTAATTATATAATTAGTTTAACATTTCAATTAATAAAATAACAAGAGATTATGCTTACAATAATTAATATCATTATAGTTATCATTTTAATATTACTATTTTCAAGATTAATATATTTATACTATGATGACACATATATTTTAAATATAATAAATAGAGATGATTTATATAGAACATATTATAGTAATGAAAAACTATTATTAAATCATACAGATGACCTAGATGATGATGATTATTATAAATATTTATCGAAATGCGAAAGTGATATTTTAGAAATTGATAATTATTTAAGAAGAACCGAATTACGAATAAATAAGGGGATGGATTTATCTGATAAAAAGTTAAAAAAAATATTAAAAAGGATAGATTATACATTTCAAAGATTGGGGTCCATTAGTACTTTTTTATTTAAGATACCAATATTGGAAGAATTAAATGATAGGATTACGTTTTATTATAAATACATGAATGACAATAAGTATATTGAGATAAATAAAATACCAATATATCAAGTATCAAAACACCATCATGCAGTAGAATACGTATATAAGAACAATAAATCAAATCCAGGTACAATATTACATATTGATACACACGCCGATATGAACCCAATAAAAAACAATAAATCTTTTTTTCAAGATTATATTAATGATTGGGATAAAAATGATAAAAATATGATTGATAAATACGACGATTTAATAACAGATATTGGTGGTGTTCTTGTACCTATGTTATTGCCGTATGAAAATAATAACGGTGTTTTTTGGATTACGCCTGATTGGGTTACAGAACCATATAATAGTTCAAATGTAAAAATATCTTTAAATGATAGAGAATCGTATTTTTATGGAGGTACTTGTCCAAAATACACAATAAAAGTAGATAAGGATATGGATGAAGGTGTTGATTTAGATGTACATTTTACGACTTCTAATATTAAATATGCAAAACATAAAATAAATAATATCTCTAATAATTATATTTTAAATATCGACTTAGATTATTTTGTATGTTTTGGTAATCCATTATATGGATATGAAGGAAACGATGCCATATCACATCATCGAACAATATTAGATTTTGGATATGCATTAAAGGATGAGAACGAATCTG